GTGGAGTGAGCTCCCTCTATGGCGTAGCCGATTGGCTCGATGTGTTGGTTGAGTCGCTGAAGGCCAATGCCGACCGGACCAAGCTGGCAAATCATTTCATCTGGGATGTTGAAGTCGAGGGAATGGACGATGAGGCGCTTCTGGAGTGGAGAAAGAAACACGCCAAAACTCCCCTGCCCAATTCAGTGCGAGTCCATAACCAGAAGGTAAAATGGAACGCAATCTCTCCGGATCTTGGAGCGGTTGACTTCGCCCAGCATATCCAAACCCTGAAATCCTTTATCATGGGCGGAATGGGTTATCCGAACCACTGGTTCGGCTCCGGGGACGATGCCAACCTGGCAACCGCCTCTGTGATGTCAGAGCCAACCAGGAAGTCTCTCAAGCGGAAGCAGAAACAAGCCAAGTGGATGATCACTGAAATCATTCGGTTTGTTCTTTATAAGGCACAGGAGGCCGGAAGCCTGTCGGATAGCATCGATCTGTCTAAGGACCCATTCAAGGTTCATATCCCAGATGTTGGTGGAGCGGATGCAGCTGCAATGGCATCGGCGACTCAGGCATTCATGGGCGCACTGACCGGGGCGCAGGCCAACGGGACCATCAGTGAAGAAACAGCAATCGAGATCACTGCAATGATCATGTCTCAGACCGGGATCGAGATCAATGCCGCAGACGAGAAAGACCGCCTTAAAAACGCCAAGAAAGAAGCTGCCGACAAGGAAACTAAGGATCGAGAGGACGAAGAAAACGAGCTCAAGAAGATGATAAAGACAGTGGACGAAGAAGACCCAGAAGAAACTCCATAAGGTTGATGATATGGCCAGCCCCACTAATGCCGCTTTCAATTCAGAGGTCCGCAAGGGACTTCTGGAATGGGAGCGGCAAAAGAATTCCACACTCGAAAGAATCCACAGGGAACTCCGGAATTATAGCAACGATGTGATTGCTCAGTTCGCCGGGGTCACCGAGTGGGATGCCTTTCGTGTCCAGCAGGTGAGCCGGGGAGTTAATGCAGCCAAGGAAAGATTTCGGCAGCGGATCAGCGAGGAATTGAGGCTGCAGGCAACCGAGGCGACTGCCATGGCGATCGCTGGGGTAGATAGGCCACTGATCAAGATCGGGGCCGGCAAGGAATCTCTCTCGGGGTTTGTTGCATCCGACCGCCAGCTCGTCCTTGTTGAGAAATATATTCCATCGCTGATCAGTGATGCGACCGATGATATCACCAGCGGAGTTCAGAACATCCTCAGACGGGCCATGCTCGGCAATGTGGACACCAAGGATCTAATCAGGGACATTGGCATCAAGATCGGTAAATCTCCCAGCAGCCGGGGAACTGGGTCGGTCTTCGACAAGGGGACAAGGCGGCTCCGGACGATCTTCCGGACAGAGGCCAACCGGATCCACAACCTTGCGAGAGAGCAACGGATCGATGAGCTATCAGAAAAGTTTCCTGGGGTGGGGAAGAAGTGGATCCACCGGAGAAGCAATTCTCCCAGGCAGAATCATGTTGCGCTGAACGGAAAAGTAGTTTTCCCGGCAAAGGGTGAGAAATTCCTGGTGGCGGGGATCCGAGTGGACGGCCCCCATGACTTGGCTCTTCCCGCGAGCGAGGTTATCAACTGCCATTGCACCGTTGTTGCGACCTACGATGAGAATGCTGCAGTAATTGAGGCCCCGGATCCACTGATCACAGACAGGCAGACGGGGATGGATCTAGCGAAGAGAGGTATCACGAACGAGCTGCGCTAAAATGGTGAACAAAATCATTGACAAACGTAACTCTGAATGATTTAAGTTAATCAACGAAGGGAATTAATCATGGCAAAAGATCCCAAAGATCCCGGAACTACAGTGTTGACTAATCCGGGCGATCCAGATCCCAATGCACCCGAGGCCCCAGAGCAGGAATGGGTGAGAGCAATCGTGATGGCCAGCACCGGGCGGTAACAAACCTCGGGCGGGTTATTTTTACGTGCAAAATCAATGAATACGAGAAAGTTTACGGAGCCCTCAAGCCCCGCGAGCTGTGGAAAAAAGCATACCCTAACGCAGTTTAGGAAGAACAATGTTGAATGTTGCTCAAGTCGTCGAAGCCGTAAACGCCAAAGAAGGGGAAATCCCGACTGCTTGGCGCGTGCGGATGATCGATGTTGGGATGAGCAAGAACGGTGCTTACTATTCCCGGCCAGTTCTTCAACGTGCAGTTGAGGCCGGACTGTTCGAGGGGGTCCGGGCGCAAGCCAGGTCCGATCTCGATCATGTGAGGAATACGAATGTGAGCGCCAGAAATCTCGCTGGTTGGTTCCGAGACACAAAGATGGGCGAACACGGGGTGGAAGGCATCTTTGAGGCTGAGGAACCGTGGGTTGCGGAAAAACTATGGAGATCATGGCAGAAGGGCAAGAAAGACTATTTCGGTTTCTCTATTATCGGAAAAGTCGCCCAACAGGTGAAACGAAATGCCTCCAGGGTATACCGGGACATCCAAGATATTCGAAAAATTGACTTCGTGGATGTCGTTGTCAATCCGTCCGCTGGCGGAGGAGTTATTGCCCTCGCTGAAGCTGATTCACCTGACGCCGGGAGGCAAGAACTCATGACAATTGAACAGTTACTAAAGTTGATCGAAAAGAAGGCTCCTGAAAAATACAAGGAGCTGGATCTCGACAATATCAGTGAGGCTGAAGTCCTCACCATCGTTGAGGGCCTTGTCTCCGAGGGTGTTGTGGAACCCGTAGCACCGGCAGCTGCAGTTGTGGAACCCGTTGTGGTCCCCGTTGCTGAAGCCGCTAACGTAGGCCCGGAGATCGCCAAGCTGATCACCGACGCCACCTCTGGCATGATGGAGCAAATGGCCAGAGTTCGGGCGGAAGATATGCTCACCTCGTTTATCGCCGAAGCAAAGTTGCCGAAAGCCGCGTCCGCGCGGATCTGGGGAATGATGCCCAAGGATAAGCCATGGACTCCCCAACTGATTGCAGAGGCCATCGACGCCGAGCGGAAGTATCTTCTTGCCAATCGCTTCGAAGGCCCTGGCTCGACTCATGCTGCCTCGATCGTTGAGGGCGGCCTTGATGAGCTGGACAAGTGGAACGCGGGCTTTGCCGGCTTCTTCTCCGGCATTTCCGAACATCCTAACGATGATGAGAAGCAGACCAAGATTCCTCGGTTCGCGTCCATCAGGGAGGCCTATGTTGGGCTGACCGGCGATGTTCACGTTAGTGGCCAGGTTTGTGATGCAACGAAGGTTGGCATGGCGGCTGAAGCCGCGATCTCGTCCGGCACATGGGCAGGAGCCTTGGGCGATCACCTTCACAAAGCCATGCAGCGTGAATACCTTCACGCTCCCTATAACCAGTTTAAGGCGATTGCCGACGAGGTCCAGTACGGTAATATCCAGGTAGTTAGTTTGGAAACCATCGTCAATGATGATGTTGGTGCTGTTCGAAGGTTGCCTGGAAAGCTGGCTCGTGCCGCACAGAGAACCCTCAACACTGCAGCATGGTATCCAATCTTGAACAACTCTGACACCAGCTGGGAAACCACCACTGCGTTGTTCAGTGCTGGCCATGGCGGCAACATCACAACCAGCGCATTGAGTGCGCCTGCGATTTCTGCTGCTCGCCTGGTGATGATGAAACAGGCCGAACCCCAGAGCGCAGAGCGCCTGAATATTCCTCCTCGTTGGTTGGCTGTTCCTCCTGACCTGGAACAACAGGCATTCGAGCTTTCCTATTCTGGTGGAAAGCCCTTGCTGGCCGGCAATAACACCAATCCATCCCTCGGGACCCCTGAGACTTCGTCTGTCGAAAACGCGATGATCCCGAATTTCTATAAGACGTTCAACCTTGAGCCCTTGGTCATCCCTCATGCCACAGATGTGAACAACTGGTTCATGTTTGCGGACAAGATGGACATTCCAATCATGGAGATTGGCTATCTTGGCGGCAAGGATATGCCTGAATTGTTCACTCAGGATATGCCCAACGTTGGTTCGATGTTCACAAACGATCAGCTGACCTACAAGATCCGGTTCATTTTTGGAATCGTGATGTTGGACTTCCGTAGCTCGTTTGGTGCGTTTGTAGTGTAATGCTTGTCGGGATCCATGGTTTGTGAGGTGCCAGACGCCCGCCATGGATCTCGATTAAATCGGTCGCGGGGCAGCCAGTATCGGTGCTGGACCTGGCCCATAACCAGAAATCGGTGAGGGTTCGATTCCCTCTCCCGCTACCAAAAAAATCTCGATCATGGAGGAAAGAAAATGAAGAAGACCATGTTATTTATCCTCGCTGTCATTATGTGCTTCGGCATCCTTGGCAGTGCAGTTGCTCAGGTTCCGCGACTCTCTGGCCCTGTCATCAAGGTTCTTGTTGCGTCCGGCGTTTCCGATGGCGATACACTTTGGGCCACGGCCACATTGAACCCCAATACAGCAGACGCCGATGTCGGGCGTTGGATGGCACCCAAGGACATCTACTTTGTCGATACTGAGGGCGCTTTAAAGAAAATGGTCGATCGGCGCGTAATCGGAATCAGCCTCTTTGCAAAAGAACCGTTTTTCGCTAAAGCATTTTGGGCGGGGGGTGATAGCTCCGGGTTGACGATGGTGAAGGCCGACACCGTAAACAGCGGAAGCAAATATCTTGCTGACGGGGTAAATCTTGTCTACTCGGAAAGCTACCCGGTCCGACTTGAGTTTACCGGAATTATTGATACTCTACGACTCAATGGAACGGCGGCTGATACAATCATTGTCGTTCCTCGATGGAACTAAGCCTTTTCCCGCTGATTGAGTGCTGTGGGAAATAATGGACCGCCGCCACCCACCATCGGCGGCGGTCTTTTTCTTCAGGAGTTACCAATGACCGATGAAATCAGAACGCCTTCACTTCTCTACGTTCAAACCCTGAATCTGAGCGATGGATTCCTGTCTACAGAGAACATCGATGAATGTATTCTCTCGGCCCTCCGGAGATATTCATCCGACCTACCGAAGGATATTTTCGGGATAATCGATGGAGACGGGACAAGCGTTTACGATGTCAGCGCCGCTTCAATTGTCGGATGGGTCGAGAATGACAGCTTTATTTCCAGAGTTTTTGCCCCCTGGTCATTGGATAACGCAAACGAGATCGAGAACAATAAATGGTCCACGGAAGAAGATCCAACCACCGGGAAAAATATCGTATTGAAGGAGATCGCTCCCGCTGTCGGTGACTCGATCAGGATCCAGTTCTCGGGCGAATGGGCAGAAAATACCGTACCGGCAAGACATATCAGCAGCGTTGCCAAACTGGCAGCTGCATCGATGTGCCGTATGCTGGCCTCACGTGCCGCCCAGCAAGGCGAATCCACGATCGGCGCAGATACGTTCAGCTCCACAACAGAAGCCGAGCAGTGGCGGTCTCTGGCTCGTGACTTCGAGAGCCAATACAAGGCCGGCATTGGTCTCGGGTCTGACAGCGGGACCGATGTCGAGGGAGCCAGCGTTGAATTCCAGCTGGATCCAGATTCTAACCAGGGGCTTGGCAAACTGAGCGGATATCCTGGTGATTAAATGGGAAGACAAGGAGGCCCTGCTTTCCACTATCCGGAAATTCCCCGATGTCTTTGCCGAGGGGTTTCAGGCGATATTGATAGCAGTTGTGGAGGTTGCGAATTCGAAGGCCTCTGAATTGGCCCCGGTCGGCGGGGGAGGTGGGCCTGGTGGGCATCTGGCAAACTCTTTCGGTCACGGGGAGCCATATCCTACAACAACGGGATGGGCAATTGATTTCGGGACCCCGGTCGAATACGGGGAAGTGATTGAGAACGGCAGGAGCCCAGGATCAACGCCACCTCCGATCAGGGAGATCGCTCAGTGGATTTGGGAAACCAGATATCGGTTTCCATCCGTTAAGACCGAGGATGACGCAATTGCCTTGGCTTATCCGATCGCCCGATCTATTGGGAAAAAAGGATTTAGCACTGCTCCGGATGGACCTGGCAAGGGCTGGGGGATGCTGGCCAAGGGATCTGCTTACGCTGAGGGAAAAGCGGATAAGATCATCGAAGACGGCAAGACATGGATCGATCAGGAAATCACGAGGTTGTTAAATGGCTGAATCAAGTAATTAT